GATGTTTATCATAATTCAAAAAAGAAGGATAAGCAGATTAAACTTCTTATCGCTCAATTAGAACCATTGGTTACTAATATAAATGATGCAACTGTTGTAGTTCCTTTAATTAAGGAATATATGGATGTATCAGTTAGAAATGATGACCAAATAGTAAAACTTGCAGCTATCGTTCAACGTATGATGAAAGATGCAAACTCAGAAGATGGTGGTGGTTTAGGTTTGACTGAAGATGAGAAAAAACAATTAATGGCAAACGCGGAAGCAATCGATGCTAAAATTGACACGATGGTAGAGGGGGATTTGTAATGGCTATACAATCTGGAGAAGTAACTGCTATTATTTTAACTGATGATGATTTCACACTAACGCATTCTATAAAGGTAAGATTAGCACCCAACAACCAAGAAACTATAGCTTACCCACTTAACGCTAATATTAAAAGAGTCCCTATAATTGGTGAATCCGTTATCATTTTACAAGGAACATTAGCAGAAGGGTCCCCTACAAAATCGTTAGCTAGAACATATTATATCGATGTAATATCAATTCAACAAAATATTCACCATAACGCACTACCAGCAGTGGCTGGAGCTCCATCAACCCAAACAGGAGACGATTACAGTTCAACATCCGCAGGTAATCCAAATTCAGAGGGTACATCTAAAGACGTCGATTTAGCTAAAGAAAACCCTGGGTTTGTAGAACGAGCCGATGTAAGTTCATTACAACCATTCTTAGGTGATTTACTTATAGAAGGTAGGTTTGGACACTCTCTTAGATTTGGATACTCTCCTGATGGGGCTGATACAACAAAAGACCCATCTTGGAATTCATCAACACCCGAAGACCCAATAACGATATTATCAAATGGAAGAAAGTCAGCCGGTTCTTATAATAAATTTATTATAGAAAATGTGGATGAAGATTTATCATCTATATGGTTAACCTCATCTCAAAAAGTTAAGTTAACTGCATCAAACAAACTACCAGGTGATGTTGATGCACAATCTAAATTTGACAAACCATCCATTATACTCAATTCAAACCGAGTAGTTCTTAATTCAAAAACCGATTGGGTTGTACTTAGTGGGGCTAAATCAGTAGCACTAGCAACTCCAACTTGGGCAATGGATATGGACAAGTTATTTACAATCATTGAAGGGTTGATACAGCAAGTTGCTGATTTAACATCAGCTAAAGCTACATTTGCAACCGGAGTTGGACCAACAGGTCCTGCAACAAACGTCGCTGATGTAACTAAACTTCTTACCGATTTAAAGAAAATGGGTGGGAGTTCCACACCACCATTAATTGGAGGCAGCCCAGCGGCCGTAGCATCCGCAGCTGCTGGACGATCCGGTGTTGGTTCGACGGCCGCCGCCGCCGCAGCAACTGAAGCAACTGCTGCAGATACATTTACTGAGGGTGATGATACTGGTGGTACGGATCCATCAGCAGGACAAACACAATCAGACCCAAATTGTACAGATACACCACCCACATGGGATAAGACTTCTGATAGAAGAATCCAGACACTACATCCATTAATTCGATGTGATGTTGCTAAAATGATAAATCAAGCTCAAAAAGAACTGGGTGTTAAATTTAGAGTAAGCCAGGCATTAAGAACTATTGCACAGCAGGATGCGTTATATGCAAAAGGTAGAACCGCGCCAGGCAAGAAGGTAACAAACGCACGGGGTGGTTCGTCGTATCATAATTACGGACTTGCAATTGATGTAGCTGTAATAAAAGAAAATGGCCAAGTAAAATGGAAAGGTCCTGAATATAAAAACTTATCAAATATAGCCAGTCAATACGGATTTGAATGGGGTGGTAATTGGAAATCTTTTAAAGATAAACCACATTTCCAAAAAGTATTTGGTAAAAGTACAAGGCAGTTATACTCTATGGTACAAGGTAGTAGTTCATCATATCCATCAAACTTAGCATAATGGCAGTACTATGGCCCACATTTATTAATACAGTCGGTTCTTATTTGAATGATTCATCTGAGGGTAAATCTCATGAGCAAACTGCTGAGAAGATATCATTAGAATATCATAAAGCGGTATTATCAGCAGGAACAAGTCTACACGCTAATCCTGTATTAGTACAAGCACCATATGCTCCAATAAAATTAGCTATACAAAAATCATTTGAAGATATTTTCAATTCGGGTGGAAAACCACAGTTAATACATTTTTTAGATTGGGCGAACGCTACATCAGCATATTGGTTAGCCACTACAATGTCCCCATTACCATTTCACCCCTTTAATATGATAGCATCTACTGGAACATTGGGAATACCAGTTCCAATAATGCATACTATAATCAACGGTGGTGTAATTCCGGCCTTACAAGCTGATTTATTATTAGCATTTACTCACCCACCTGCCCCGATACCATTTGGAATCCCAACTGCAACTAAATTAGCAAAGGCATTTACAACCCACCTATCAACAGTAGGGGGATTACAGATTGAATTAGTAACGAGGGGAACACCTGCAACACCTGCACCTCCACTACCATCACCATTACCTTGGTTTGGGTTAGTGTAAAATTAAAGATTTTAATATTTATATACAAATAGAAACACAATGAAAACAAAAGACTTAGCAACACTATTAGAATTGATTGTACGAAAGGTAGTTAAAGAGGAACTTAAACCAATTTTAAAAGAGGTTAGAAATAGTTCTAAACCAATTATCAAAGAAGTACGCAAAACTAAACAGAGAGATCCGTTGGACATTTCTCATGTATTGGAAGAATCTAGGGCAAATACCCCAAAAGCTAAACCAATTCAAGAGTTTACAAAAAACCCAACTTTAAATTCTATATTAAATGAAACCGCCAATGATGGTGAGTGGAGAAATATGGATGGTCAATTCGGAGCAAACCAAGCACAAGGATTTAACAGAGCCGGAATGGCAGATGCACTTGGGTATGGAGATGGTCAATCGAATATGATGCCAACTACTGATATAGATGGGAGACCGGTTGATATTAACAATGAGCAAGTAGCAGCAGTAGGAGCAGCATTAACTAAAGATTATTCAGCATTAATGAAAACCATTAACGCTAAAAAAGGAAAGTAATAAATGGCTCAAAGAAAAGAAAACTTTTACAACCCACTAGATTTTGAAAAAGATGTAGCAATTGGTATAACATTACCATTCAGTAAGAACAAGGGATTATTTTCTTTAAGTTATACAACTGAGGAACAATCAATATCTAATTTAAAGAATTTATTATTAACTAGAAAGGGTGAGCGATTATTTCAACCTGAGTTTGGTTCAGATGTATATTCTCTTATGTTTGAACAGATGGATGATGATTTAAGTACTGCCTTAGATGAACAGATGCGTGAGGATATTGGATATTGGTTACCATATATAGTAATTGATAAACTTACAGTAACCCCTGATTTTGATAGAAATTATGTAAACATATCATTAGATTTCAAAGTTACAGAACAAGGGGCGAATCAACAGATAACGATATTTGTAGATTCAGCTGGAACAACTACAATAGAATAAGGGTTATAGATGGCAAAGACAAATAAAACAGATTTAGTAAGAAAAGATGTTTCCTTAATTGGAAAGGATTTCGGTCAATTACGAAAAAACTTAATTGAGTTTTCTAAAAACTATTTCCCAAATACATTTAATGATTTTAACGAATCATCTCCTGGTATGATGTTCATTGAGATGGCATCGTATGTTGGTGATGTTCTATCATTTTATACAGATACTCAACTAAGAGAATCGTTACTTATAAATGCAGAAGAGAAAGCAAACCTATTTAATCTAGCCGCGACTTATGGATATAAACCTAAAAATATGGCACCAGCAACAGTAACATTAGATGTGTTTCAATTAGTACCATCCAAAGGTTCAGCTGATAATATACGACCTGATTATGATTATGGGTTAAAGGTTGCTAGAAATATGAGTGTTGGTTCTGATGAATTTCAAGATGTTGAATTTAGAACAACAACTGATATTGACTTTCAATTTTCATCATCTTTTAATCCAACGGAAGTTTCGGTATACAGTATTAATGAAAGCACAAATGAACCAATATACTATTTACTTAAAAAACAAGTAAAAGCTACAAGTGGTACTGTAAAGACACAAACATTTTTATTTGGTTCAGCTAAGATTTATGATAAGATACGGATAACCGATTCAAACATAATAAAAATAAAATCTATAACAGATGAAGATAATGATATATGGACTGAAGTTCCATTCTTAGCACAAGATACTGTATTTGAACAAATTGAAAATAATCAAGACAATACATTAGATTACTCACAGCATGTAGGGGAAACTCCATATTTGTTACAACTGAATAGAGTTCCTAAAAGATTCATTACTAAATTTGAAGATGAAAGTAATTTAACAATTCAGTTTGGAGCAGGTATATCATCAAACGCTGATGAAGAAATAATCCCTAATCCAGATAATGTTGGTTCAGCACTATACACCGCTAACGCATCATTAGACCAAGGTATCGACCCATCAAACTTCTTATATACAAAAACATACGGAGTAGCACCAGCCAATACAACCCTTACAGTTGAATATTTTGTTGGTAACGGAATTAAAGATAATGTACCTGCTAAAGATTTGATTAACATAACTGGTAGAACATTTGAAAATGATAATACATTAAATTTAAATCAAGACACCTTACAATTCTCACAAAATTCATTAGCAGTTACAAATCCAACTCCTGCAGTTGGTGGTAGGAGTAAGGAAACTGATGATGAGATTCGTAACAATGCTATGGCTTATTTCGCAGCTCAAAATAGAACTGTAAGTAGAGAAGATTACATTATGAGATGTTACGCATTACCACCACAATTTGGTTCGGTAGCAAAAGCATACATACTACAAGATTATCAAATAGAAAACAAAAAGGTAGATGGTGGTGTAGTATCAACGGAGATTCCAAATCCACTAGCATTAAATTTATATACATTGGGTTATGATAATAACAAAAAGTTAACTCAATTAAACAACGCAACTAAAACTAATCTTAAAACGTATATTTCATATTATAGAATGTTAACTGATGCAGTTAATATCAAAGATGCATTTATTGTTAACATAGCAATTCAATTCGATATTATAGTTTTACCAGATGCTAATTCAGACGAAACCTTACTAAGATGTATAACGGGATTAAAAGATTATTTTAATATTGATAATTGGAGTATAAACCAACCTATAACATTATCTCAAATATATGTATTGTTAGATGGTATTCAAGGAGTTCAAACAGTACCTCGACCAGATGCACAAGGAGTGGGTGGGTTACAGATAACTAATAAATATAATGGTAATTATTCACCTAACAAATATAGCATTAACACTGCTACCAAAATGGGTGTAATTTTTCCACCTAAAGATTCATCAATATTTGAAGTTAAATTTCCTAATTTGGATATAAAAGGTAAAGTGATAACTCAATCATTCTAAGGAGATAAACAATGATATATAGAATATACGGACAAAAGGATTCTACGATATACGAACAGGATGCATTAAGAGCACAGAATGCTGGTGGTGATGAAATATTAGAAGTAACTAAATTTTATGATACTCTTACTGATAGTATTCTAATAGGTAACAGTAGGGTGCTAACGCAATTTGATATCTCAACAATATCAGCATCAATATCAGCAGGAACGATATCATCTAATTGTAAATTTTATTTAAACCTCACATCAACTGAACAAGTTGGAGTACAATCTGAATATCAGTTAGACATATATCCTGTTTCACAAAGTTGGACAGAAGGTAAAGGTCAATTTTATGATTCACCAATTCAAACGGATGGTGTAAGCTGGCAATATAGAAATAGTTCACTATGGGCAACGGATTCATTTGTAAGTGGAACGACTGGTTCATACATACATAATGATGGTGGTGGTACTTGGTATACCGCATCAGCAAATAACACAGCATACTCACAAACCTTTAACAAATATACTAATGACTTAAAAGTAGAAGTTTCTGAGTATGTTAAAGATTGGATGAGTGGTTCAAGAGATAACAATGGATTTATTGTAAAACGACCATTATTAGAAGAGAGTGGTTCTACCAGATATGGTTCATCTAAATTCTTCTCAAACGAAACACATACTATATATGTGCCAACATTAGAAGTTAGATGGGATGATTCAGCATATATTACTGGGTCACTATCATCATTAACAGGTGATGATATTCTGATATACCCAAAGAATTTAATGGCAGAATATAAGGAAAATTCTAAATCAAGAATAAGAGTAGTGGGTAGGCAACGATTCCCACAAAGAACTTTCTCAACTTCTTCTCTATATAATGATGTTAAATCTCTTCCTCAAAATACTTATTACCAGGTTAGAGATGTTGAGACCAATTTAGTGTTAGCACCATTCGATACAACTTATACTAAAATTAGTTGTGATTCGACTGGTAACTATTTTGATTTTTGGTTTAATACACTTCAACCTGAACGATTCTATCAGTTTGAATTTAGAGTTGATAGAGATAGTAGACAAGAGTATTTTGATGGTTATGTATTTAAAGTGGTTAGGTAATGGCAGATAGAAAAGTAAAAAGAAATACATCTAAACAAATAATATCATATACGTTAGATCCAGAAGGAACTGATTCGTATGGTAATGTTAAATTTGCAGCATCTAAAACTGTTTATGGTAAAGATGGGTTTAACAAAGTATTATATAGACAACCAATTGAATTAGTAAACGTGGATCCATCAGATGAATTTATAATTACTAATGAAGAGAAATTGGATTTAAGAATACCCGTTGTCGTTGATGAATTCAGCGCTAGATATGAGTTACCCCAAACCAAGAAAAAGTATTATACATATAACCAAAGTTATGAATCAAATAATGAAAACCCATATGGTAGTGGTAATTTAGGGTTCAGTAAAGTTGTATTCGGGCCATCACAAGCATCACCAGGTAGATATACTATTACAAAAGAGTTGATAGATAGTGGTAATGATTTAAAACTAACGTACCGAATTCGTTCATTTGATAAGCGAGAGATAGAACGACCTGCTGCTTTAAGTGACTTACGGGCGAGAAATTACCTAGACCGGTATCCTGATTTAAGAGCATTTTACAACGCCTACAGATCTGAAACGGGACGTTACTCCGAACGTGAACTGAAACTAGCACAAACACATTGGAAAGACTACGGCCTAAAGGATGGACGTATTATATGGTTTCCTGTTAGTATAGATACTCGATTCCAACGAATCAGAAAATCATCTGCAGAAACTTCGATTGATTCATTTGGGAGACAAAGCACCAGAACGGAAGATTACGCAAATTATGGAACTTCCGTTTCTTCCGCAAATTTAACTCCAATTCCAGCTGGTGGTATCCCACGCCCACCTAAAAATAATGGGTTCAATCACAGTAAGACAATCACAATCCTAAACAAAGATATGAAAGAGTTTGATGAGTGGCAGATAGCCGGTTCTTGTGGTACTGCTAACAACTCTGAGGTTGGGTATTATGTAGATAGTAGTTTTTGGGATATTGAATTAATATCTAATTGATATAATAAAAGATAATATGGCAATAGACAGATTTGAAAATAAAGATATATTAACAACCTCAAAGGGGCCTGTAGAAAATACTGCAATATATTCTGCTGCAGATATTGTCAAAATAGAGACTACTACCGTAGATATCTCAGAAGATGTACTAAAATTCTCTGATACTGAAATACACATATATTCAGACGATTCATTAGTACACTCTGAAAAAACTAACATTGAATACGAATTATCTGGAGAAACAACCCCATATAATATATTAATAAACCCTGAATTTGATGTAAGATTACCAAAAACAGAAAATGGCTTACCACAAATAACACAAGGTTATTATAGTGTTCTATATAACTTTGTTAACACTTTAACTGGTGAATTAGATATCAATAGGATTTCAGCCGATTCAACTGAGTTGGAATTAACAATCTCTAATAGCGAAACTTTTAGTGATTTATATGAGCATGTACAATCAAACTATAACGATGATTTAGTATTAAACTTAGGTAATAACGAACTAATACCAATTGTAGGGTTTGATTTTAATAACAACCCAAAAGTAGGTGAAATTGTACAGAATGTAGCATATCCAATTGGGAAAGATTCCAATGGTAACAAAACAACATTTTATCCTGTACTTGGTGAAGACGGGTTTTGGGTAGAGGTAACTAGTAAACCTATTCGAGAATCTTCTACAGAAGATGATGATGATGCCGGCCAACTCTCCGCTGCAACTGCTGTTTTCTATGAGAATTATACTACTGGTAGAGCTGCAAAATTCAACATCGATAATAATAATAATACACTTTCATATGAGCCTGAACTTGATTCAAATGGTAAGATTATTTATTATAGCAAAGATGCAACTGAAGCTGATAGGAAATTCGATGGGGTAGAAGAGGGTATTTTTATAGAACAAACCATCAAAAACTTTTCTAAGGTAAGATATTATAACGCATTATTAGCTAATATTGATAGTTTAAAAACCGTTGTAGTTAAATTATATAAACCTTTAAAAGATACACAGCAGTTACTAAGTCCAACAATAGCACGATTGATTTGTGATTCATATATTGATAGAGTATCAGTTTTCCCATTTACCAAATCGATTGAAACGTCGGATTTCTCACCACCCAACTTTAAGATTGATATGGGTAACTATGGTAAATCTCAAGGTACTGATTTAAAAAATTGGAATGAGTTATTAGATGCTAACCTATCAACATCTCAACAAATCGTTGATAAGTATCTTAGTTCATCATTTGGTAACACTACACTTAATATAGATTATTCTGATTTCAAAAACTTTGTAAACTACTCTTCGGCCGAAGAGCGTGTTCATAATTTTAAATATAAATTAGGATTAATAGAATCATATAATACTAGAATAACAACGTTAGAATCAGTTAGTGGTTCAGCTGCAATAACAAACATATCCCAATCAATTCAACGGAGAGATAATGTAACGAGTGGATTTGATGGTTGGGAAAAGTGGATGTATTATGAAACAGGTAGTACATATACACATTATAGTTCATCAGCATTTACATTTAATGCATGGCCTAAAGCATCATCCTATCCAACAGTAACGTATTCAACTACTTCCCCTACCGGTGAAAACTACTTTAATGGGTTAATTTCATCTGCTAGTTTATTTGATTCTGATAATGAAGCACGATTAACACGTTCAATACCAGCATCAATTGTAGAAGACCCTTTGAATAAAGATTATATTTTATTTATTGATATGGTCGGACATCACTTCGATATTACATGGAGTTATGTAAAAACATTAACTTCAATAAATGCGAGGGAAGAACATCCTTATGATGGTATGCCAAACGAACTTCTTTATGATGTAGCAAAATCAATGGGTTGGAAATTAACTCATGGAAAAGATACATCTAACCTTTGGGAATATGCATTAGGAACAAACTCACAAGGTACACCTGCACAAAGTGGGTCGTTACCATCCAAATCACATGAACAGATTAATTATGAAGTTTGGCGTAGAATTGTAAACAACATTCCTTACTTATTAAAAACAAAAGGTTCTGCTAGAGCAGTAAAAGCATTAATTGCAACATATGGTATCCCACAAACATTCCTATCTATTAAAGAGTATGGTGGTCCAATGGTTGAAGATGTTAGACCAATATGGGAACACGATAAGTTTGTATACCATTTAAGATTTGATACTGATAATTACATTACACTTCCTTGGGATAAAATAACTGATGTAGATTCATCTACATACTTAGTGAACGACCCAAATCCAATTGATACAATAGAAATTCAACTTCAACAAAATTTAAGTAGAACAACCGCAGTATTAAATAAAGGATTAGATTTTGGTGTAGTATTAGAACCAAACTCATCTAAAGCTGGTAGAGGTAATATTCACTTTTTTCTAAGTGGCAGTGCTGGATATAAATCAGCATCTATAAATGATGTTATGGTATTTGATTCAACTATGAGTACTTTATTAGTACAAAGAGAATCATCAGTTGATGATATAACCGTAGATAACACTTACAAAATACAATATCGTAGAAGCAGAAAAGATGATATCATTACAAATAAATCAGCTAGTATTTCAGTTGATGGTTCAAGCGAATCATCATACAACGCAGCTTGGACTGGTAGTGGGGATTTAACTATTGGTAAAGATTTACCAACTGCTACTGGATTAACACTTTGGAACGCTGCTGAATATTTAAGTGGTTCTATCCAAGAAATTAGATATTGGGCAAATCCATTAAAAGATATAGTTGTAGATGAACACACTCTATCGAGAGAAACGTATCATGGTAATTCAGCAACATCATCTTACTTTGATTTAAAATTTAGGTTCATTCCTGATTCTCAATTAAAGAGTGTAACTAGCGCTTATAGTATAGTATCATCACATCCAAATAGAAATATACTTACATCTGAAAACGGTAGCCCATTAACGGCATCACTTTTTAATTTTGAAGCTGATGATTTGAGAGGTGTTACAGAAGAATATTATACAAAAGTTCCTTCTGCTGGTGCTAACAATATAATGAACAATAAAGTTAGACTTGAGAAAAGTTCATTAACTGGAATGTTAGACCCTGATAAGAAAAAGGAAAAATCTAAATATGATACCGCGCCTGTTGATTCAAATCTAATTGGTGTATATCTTTCTGCTACAAAAATGTATAACGAAGATATCTACAATCATACTGGGTATTTTGAGATAGATGATTATATTGGTAATCCTGATACTAGAGAAGGCTATACTGAGCAGAATGAAGAATTAGATTATTTAAGAAGAAACGTATTTAAAAAATACACTTCTAAAAATTTAATAAATACTACAATTAATATATTAGCAAGATATGACCAATCTGTATTTGAACAGATTAGACAAACTATGCCTGCTAGAGTTGATTACAACTCAGGCATCTTAATTGAACCACATATATTAGAACGACCTAAATTTAAATCTAAAACAAAGGTAACATATACACAACCACAATATGATGTAACATTAAAACATTTGAAACCACTTAGTTCTGACTATAATGAATATACGGCTACAGTAGAAGAACCGGTAAAAACACCAAATACCGAATATTTAAAACAATATGAATCGGTGGTACAAGAGCCAGTAAAACTTCCTATTGTAACATACAATGATTACAATTTTACTTTAGAAACCCTCAACGCGGTTGTATCTACAAAGGAAAATCTACAATCAATTGGTAATCCTCAAATTAAAGATATGTATGCCCCATCAATATATAAATACAGTATATTAGTGCCAACATCATCAACGGCCGATGTTGGCTACGGAGCTGGATGGGCACCACAAACAAATGGGTATTGGGATTATAATGTAACATCATCTGCAGCAATAAACGCTAAACCATCTAAATACGCACAATCGAAGGTTTATTTTTATAGTACACGAGAATCGGCATCATTAGGGTTACCATCATCATCATCATTAGTACCATCCACTACTTCTACTGATGAGTTACCATTAGCATTAGAAAATCTGAGGTTTACTGGTTGTAAAATGACATCGGATTCATTAACAACGAATTCACCCGATACACCAGATGGTAGGCCTGTAATTGAAATATTTGCAGCAGATGCTAATGTGTTAATCTATACATCAACAACCGCAGCCGACGGTAATTTGTCTGTTGGCAGTCTAACGAATCAACCAGCTACATTTATAGACTTGCAAGAATTATATGTATGGAAGTTTATAAAACCCATACTTTTAAAAGAATATAACGCTGAGAAAAAAGCATTCAGACAAAAGATTGGTAAGTTGGTTAGTATTGAAAACACTCGTAGAGCTGAGTTTACTTCTAGAATTGATACCGATGTGATACGACGTGAATACGAAGACCTTAGACGAATTGAGTTTGATGTTGTTAACAAAGGACTTGAGGATGCAATTACTACCGATTTACTTCAAAAACAGAAGGAATACGATTTAGCAGTACGAAATGGAACATTCACAAGTTCGTTCGCAGAATTCATAGGTGATGAAGCTCAAATTAAAATAGATAAACTAGATAGAGAAGCACAAGAAGCAACCCCACCAGATGGCATTTCCGCAGATGAGTTTAACATACAAAACAACAACCCAAATAATCCGGACCCAACTTTTGAGGTAATTTCGGTTGGTAATGTAGATGTGTTCCAATCGGGCAATCAACAAAGAGCTCGATTCAAAGAATCTATAGAATTTTTAAAAATAAAGTTTAAAGATGATGAAGAAAAGAATAAATATTTTCAATCAATGGTGATTACCACCGATAGGCAAACTGAATTACTATTATTAGAATATGCATTTAACAAAGCACCAGAGGGACCAATAGAATTCATTAGTAACTCTTCTTCTGACCCGTTATTAATATTAGAAGTTAATTCAATTGTATCTGTATACGATAAGGCAAAATAATTATGATAGTATCAACTAATAAGATAACATTATGAATGAACAAGAACAATATGCTCTGGCAATAGCAGAAGGAACATTCAATGGTTCGTTTGAAGAATTTATAGCCTCTAACGTTAATGGTGGTGGAGATAACGCAGGTAGTGGAAATGCTGGTAGTGGAAATGCTGGTGGTGGTAATGATGGTGGTGGTAATTCTACCCAAACTACAACCGATGAGGCTAAAGCTAGAGCCGAAAGGGATAATGATGCAAAAGCTAAAAGTGCATCTAAATCTACTAAAACTACCAATACCCAAACATCTCAATCTACTAAAACTACCAATACCCAAACATCTCAATCAACCGACAAAGTAAGTGTTGGCACAAAAATAAAACGCCTAAGTAAAACCCAAGAGCTCGAACAATGGAACGCTAAATATGCAAAGCTTTCTGCAGCAGAATTACAGAAAGAACAGCAACGCCTAAGAAAATTAGGATTAGATAATGAACTTACCAAATTTGTTAATGGGTTGTTTAATAAAGCAACGACCGAAGAAAATGCCGCTCAAGAGGCAAAATTTAAAGCACTAGCTGAAAAGCAAGCTGCTCAAGATGCATCTACAAAGGCTGACGCAAACGCAAAAATCATAGCAGCTGAATTGGCATTGATACGAGCAAAAGAAGAGAAAAATGTATTAGCAACCAGTCAGGCTGCTGAAGAAGTAGCTGCAGAAAAGAAAAAAGCGGAAGAAGCAAAACGTAAAGCCGCAGAGTTAGTAGGATTAACCGAAGCTCAACGTATCCGAAATAGACGTATTAAGCGGTTATTAAGTCAAGGTATAGTAGCTCGTAATGGGTACTTAATTAAATCGGCCAAAGAAAGGGAAAGATTCTTAGAAAACGAAATGGATCGTAGAGATATTGAACGTCGTCGTCGGATTGCAATTGATGCATTAATTGGAGATGAACCACAAACTAAACTTGACTTTGATGAATATATAGCCACCTTACAATCGGAATTTGATTTATTAATGCAATCAAAGTACCCGTGGTTTACCCGTAAAGCCACCACCACCGCAAAAGAAAAAGAAGAATTAAAAAAACTTATTCCAGCAAATCTGGAACGATTAAAAAATAGTAGGGAAGCACAGCGAGCTAAAAATCGAAAAGCCCTTGATGAAGAAGTTATAAGAAAATCAGCTGAAACAAATTTAACATATAATACCCTCAGAGATGACGAACAGCAAGATATTTTTGAAGATACTGTAAATGATGGCATTACAGCTTCAGATGAAGAAAATTCAGATTCAAATAGTATGACAGATATAGAAAAAACAAAACAATCAATAAATGATTTAGAACGCAAGTTAGGTAGGACGATAGTACCTCATAGAGATATCATAGAAAGTGCTGATTCCGATTTTGATAGTGATTCGCAATTAAAGCCAGGTGATATATTAATACGAGATACTGTTGAAACTGATTCAGGTCTTACGGAAGAACGACAGTTTGAATTATTAGAACTTAAAGAATCAATGGAATCTGATGAAGTTGACGAACTTTATATAACTAAAAAAATAGCAGAGTCTAAAATGAGAGATGCACTCGATGCGGTAGAAACTCAATTAATAAACTTAAATAATAATAATATTGAAAATAACAATAGATAAAAATGGATATTCTTTTAAAATTAGTTTAAAAAGATTTATTTACATATTTATTACTATAATAGGAAAAATCAAAAGGCAAACAATATGGGATATTTAGATAATTCATCGATAACAGTAGATGCTCTTCTTACCGGAAAAGGTAGAGAGTTGTTATCAAAAGGGAGAGATTTCTTTGTAATTAGTCAATTTGCATTAGCAGATGATGAAGTAGATTACGAATTATGGAATCCAGCACATCCACTCGGATCCGATTACTACGGTATAATCATAGAGAATATGCCAATTGTAGAAGCAGTAACCGATGAAAATTATTCATTAAGATACAAACTCTTAACCTTGCCAAAAAACACAATCAAAATTCCAATTGTATCAACTAATCCCTCGGTAATTTCTATGGTAGAAAAGGGAAAACAAATAGTCGTAACTTGTAATACTGAAAACGGTGAAAATACACTTGGGTATACAGTTACACTACTTAACTCTGACGCCGGTAATATAGTTGGTGATGGTAAGGGTGTTGCTAACAACACAGATGTAGTTGGTGCAAACGAAGATAGACGTAGTGTTTCTATAAGTACTGGTAACCAATTTACACTTACATCTAAAACATTAGTTGATAACGTAGCCATTTCAACTAAACTTGTTATAGTTGGTAATGAAACTGGCGGAAGTACTGAAATTGCAGTAACGATTAACGATGATGGTATTAATGATTAATACTAACACATTAGGATAAAAAAAAATACTAAAAGGAAAAAAGATATGGCAATTTTACCAGCAGGTTCGTATAATACACAAAGAAGAGTATATACGGCATTTAAAGTAGGTGATGTAGTTGAAGGTGGAGTCGAAAGAGTCACTAGAGGATTATGGAGTGGTAACGTAGCTACGTTAGCAGCATACCACACATCATCAGCACAATCAGCAACTCAGAAATCATATTACTATGAGATTTTTGATGGAGTTTCATCATTAGCAACAGCTGAAGCACAATACTCAGTAACATATGGACATAATGCTGGTAGTGGTTCATTGGGGATTAATGAAGATTCACCATCAAACGCAATCTATTCTCAATACGCACAAATATTACTTCCTGATAACGTTAGAACATTTACATTTAATAGTGTTGCATCGGAACATATATACGCTATCAATATGAATCGTGCTAGATTAAAAGATAGATTAGACCCAGGCAATTTCCAAATAGGATTAGCAACATTAAGTGGTAGCTTTACTCCTAACATTTATCATACAGGTTCTAACGTAGAAGTTTCAACAAATCTTAAAGTAGTAACTTTAATTGATGATTCAGCTGATTCACAACAATCGTCAACTCAAATCGGTAGAACATACAACTTAGTATCAGGTTCTATTACAGATGGCATTTACTCACCAAAAACTTATTATGGCTCAGTATTCCCAGAGCAGGGTGTTGTTATTTTGAACGCAGATACTTTAAATACAGAATTAGATTTCGGAACTGTTAGTGGTTCAAACCTTAATGGTGATAACGCATTTAAGTTACATACATCTATTAGTGGGGCAGCTGCACTAAATTCTATATATGGGTTTGCAGCAAGAAACGAAGAAAGAGTACAATCAACATTCTATTTTGTAAGAGCTAAAAACGCTGAGTACAACTTCTCAAACAACCCATCATTCGTTACTGGCTCTGATGGTACGTTTAAACAGCCTACATTTATAAACAACCCTAAGAGTTATATTACAACTGTTGGTTTATATAGCAGTATGCAAGAATTATTAGCAGTTGCTAAATTATCACAACCAATTTTGAAATCATTTTCATCAGAAGTTCTTGTGAAGGTAAAACTAGACTTTTAATAATTAACAATATATAATTCAATAATGCCGTAAGTGTTTAAGTATGTTTACGGTATTTTTTGTTTATACTCACATCTTAGTATTAATAAATTATAAATTCATATTTATAATAGAATCTAAGGATTAATATATGGCAGATGCTTACAAACCCATAAACGGGGGTGGGTTACAACAATACCCATACAACGCTCATAAAAGATGGGTGGTGACTGATAGTAATTACCGTCAGGCCCAATATGATATGTCTATACTAAAAGGTATATCACCATTATACAATGAAAAAGTACCACTATCATCATCGGTTGATGGTGAGAATGTTGCTGATTCAACACAGTTAGATAATTCTA